TAAAGCGCCACTGTTAGGATTATACTCAAAAATACCAGTATCATCTAATAAAGCATTTGATTCATCGTGAAATACCAATGGAAAAGCTGTATTAGCATTCGAATCAGTTACAGTAACTTTAGCTGCAGTACCCGTTGTATCGGCAGCTATACTATCAGTTTGTGTTGTAACAAAAGTATGTATTTGATCTGCTGTAGCTAAGCCTGTACCAGCATTAGCTATAGCACCTGTTACAATAGCAAAGCTAGGTATAGGACCATCTGGGTTTGTTATAGTTAACTGCCCTGTAGTTGTATTTGCTACCCCTGTAATATCTCCAGTAATAGATACAAAGTTACTACCATCGTATATTCTTAATGCTTTTGTTGAACCGGAAGTATCATAATAAACTCTACCTATTTGTAGATTATTACTAGGAGCTGCTCCTAAAGGCTCAATAGTAGCTCCTTCTATCCTATTCCCTTGTAAGTTTATATGATTTAAATATTTAATTGACATAATATTTTATTTTTTAATTTAAAAAAGCTTTACCTGCAAATGTTGCGGTAAAAATAATTTGCAACTTAGAAGTACTAGCTTGATTGTTTGTCCAATCTTCATATAATACTTTCCCGTTTACAAGAGTATTAGCTGTATCTACTACACTAACTGACGGGTACTTTCCTAAATTATGTGTTACTTGCCAAGTGGAAGCAGCACTATCTTGTGTATGCACTGTGTTTATATCTCCTGCACCTGCAGGTCCTTGCGTACCTACCGATATTACCTTAATTGTATTTCCAGAAGCAACTATCTTATTACTTGTAGCTTCGGAAACTTTAACTACATTTCCAGCAGGAGTCGATATAGTAACATATGTATTTGCCATAATTATCCACTTACTGATTTAATTACTTGTACTTGTCCCTGTAGTAATCTTGTAACTACTCCAGATAATGTTATATCTAAATCATAGAATGCTCGATTCCAATCATATGTAGCTGTTGTTGCTGCTGGTATTGCTATAGTAAATTGACCTTGACTAGGATTACTTAATGTAATACCATTTCCTACACTCAAATTTATAACAAAATCTGTATCAGACCTATTATCTTTAGCTTTTAATGTAATAGCAGCTCCTGATATGTTGATTTTATTTCCAGAAGCATCTTCATAAGTTATAGTATTATTAAAATCTGCTCCTTGTTCTACCTTAAAATTATGAGATCCTGCTGCCATTATAGTGAATAATCAAATACGTTAGGTTTACCTTTACCATTATTTTCTATAAGAGTATACCCAGCTGAACTGGAGAATCCCATAGATTCGCTATAAAAGTTGCCGGTAAACAAAGGAGCAACATCAATAGCTCTATAATCTGCTTGATCTACATACGTTTCTTGTAACGTATGAAAAACTTTCTTACTTTTTCTAGAATGCCAATGCCCTCCTAAAAGTACATTATACATTCCTTGCTTACCATACTCAAACATTATTTTTCCTAAATCTCTTCTAGATAGTGCGTGATGATTATGTGTCATCACATAATATATTCCGTCTATCGCACTTCCTAATACTAAAGGAGAAAACTCTACATTAATTTTGTCTAGAGAATTACGAAGCATATATGCTAGTAATCCTGCTACATCTCCTTCGTTGTCATGTTTAGCATCTGAGGTTGATCTATCATGATTACCAGAAACCATGTGTATAGATTTAAGATTATTTATATTTTTTATAAACTCTCTCATTATCTCAAATGCTAAAATCACAACGTGATGCCCGTACATTCCTTTACCCATAGATTTCCAAGAATTTATGTGGTTAAGTCCTGTAAACGATTCTATGAAATCTCCTAGAAATATAATTTCTACTTTTTCATATCCTCGTTGGTTCACCTGATTTGCTATATCTTTTAAATACTGTATAACAGATTTAAAATTAAAATCGGGTGTACGTTGTAAATTTCTAATATCAGCGCCAATATGTAAATCTGCCAGACATATAACTCCTGTATTTACACCAGGAATTTTATTTATATTAACTTTAGATATCGCATAGTCAAGTTGTTTTTTGACTTCTTGATAGTCTAATTCTTCAGCTCTCGGTTTTAGCGTGAGCTTTACCTGATAATTAGTTTTTTTACCCGTCTTTGTACTTACGTCCCAAGCATTACAAGAATACCCGGTAACTTCGTACTCGTTGACATCAATATCAAAGAACTTTATAGCTTCCTCTAATGAGGTTATAGGCTGCTCGCCTTTATAATTATACGTTGTAGCTACACCAGATAAATTTTCTTTCATCTGCTTTGCTACTTTCGCAACCCGTCTTCTTAATGTTCTATGTGAAAATAAATCACATTTTTGTAATATACGGTCTGCTGTTTTGCTAAAAGATTCTTTTGGATACTTACTTAGGATGTCTTCTATTAATAGTTCTAAACTTTCTATAGTCACGATTCTGTGTTTCTTAAATTTACAATTTTTCTTTAATATAAAAAAGGCGATGGATTAACACCGCCTTTTCTACAACTAACTAAATAAACAAAGTAAAGTTTACTTT